AACATTAAGGTGGGTTGCGATGGGAAATCCTCACCTTTTAAATCAACCGCCACCTTATCAAATTGGCCGTATGATGGTGGTTCATTGTTTTTGTGTAATAGATAAAGTTAGAACAGAGTATAAGTACAAAGCGTATGTTGATTTCATTAATGAAGATAATAAAAACGCACCAACACTTATACCAAAATTGTTTATGGGAAAATCATTAGAGTGTATAAAAGAATATGGCACTCTAGCAGGATTAGTTATTCTAGATGATGAAACTCTAAAGGGGCTAGATGAATTTGCAGAAGATAATGCAACTAAAGTTGAAAAGAAGGTTGATCCATCTGCTAATTCCGGGAAATCAGACTCACCAGAGCAACCAGAGGAATTACCTACAGAGGAATCGCCTATATTAAGTTTTTAAAAGGAAAAAATGGAAAAGTTTAAATTATTTGTGTTATTATGCTTTTCTATATTAGTATTCTTTTTCAATCCAGTACAAGCTATTGAGAAAGAAATAATCGAAAGGGTGAAAAAATCGGTAGTATTGCTATCGGTAAACAAACAAAAAGATCCATCACCAACTTCACCAAACGCATTGTGCTCTGGCACTTCCATCAATGAAAAAGGTAATATACTGACCAATTTTCATTGTGTATATGGACAGAAAACAATTAATTTATATTATTGGGATGAAGATGATTGGACTGAATATCAAGTAAAAGTTATAGGGGAAGATCCATTAGCTGATCTTGCAGTACTTGAAGTAATAGGACTTGAAAGAAAAGTTCCATACTTAGAGTTTGTAGATTCAGAAGAGATATATACAGGACTAGAAGTATATGCTTTTGGACACCCTATGGGGATGGCATGGAGTCTATCAAAAGGTATTATTTCTAACAATGAGAGATATGCAAGACATCCCTTTATCAAATCTATCCAAGTAGATGCCGCAATAAATAAAGGGAACTCTGGCGGTCCGTTAATTAATGAAAAAGGTGAAATCGTAGGAGTTGCTACTTTGATGGTATCTAGATCTAATCAGAATGCAGGAGTCGGTCTAGGAGTCAGGGCCGATATTGCAAAAAAATCACTCACCGAAATGTTAAGAACAGGAAAGGTAGAACGCCCTGCATTAGGTGTTATGGTTGTTGCTTTAAATGGTAAAGATAGTCAACAAAAAGAACTTTTGAAAAAACATCCTAATATAAATACCACAATCCCAAATAGTTTCGGATTAATGATAAGTAATGAAAATAAACCAATAAATCCGATACCGAAAGGGTTAAAAGCTTGGGATACTATTATAGGAATCAATGATGTTCCTATTAATACTGATATTGAATTTGCAGATGAATTAATAAAATATAATATTGGTGAAAAAATTATTGTCAATATTATTAGGGATAAACGTTTTATGAAGATTGGTAACATTACTTTAAAAGTATTTCCTGTTCCAACAGATAAAATGTATAAAGATCATGTTATTAACGGAAACTAGGAGAAAGGCGTTGGAGATATGCCAGTAGACATAATCTGGGAAGATGGAAATGCAACAATAGTAATACAATGTGATGGATGTGATAAAGAATATGAAATTTTTACAAGTGATACAGAAGGATTAGAAGTATGTTCTTTTTGTGGACACTACCTTGAAATAGATAGTGAATCAGGAGAAACAGATGATGAAGATAGCTGGGATTGATTATTCATTAACTTCACCAGCGATTTGTGTATATAAGGATGAAAATGGTGGACATTTTGACTTTGATAGGTGTGTGTTTCATTATCTATCTAATAATGAAAAACAACAACAACTTGCCGCCAGGACTGGGTTAAAAAACTTAAGAGTTGATTCCTATCCTGAATGGCAATCTGAAGAAGAACGACATGAAAAACTCGCAACTTGGGCATATAACATTGTTCAAGGTTGCGAGGAAGTGTTTCTTGAAGGATATGCGTTTGCTACTTCAGTACAAGCCGGTGTTCGTTCAATGGCAGAGAATACAGGATTGTTAAAACATAAAATGTGGAAAAATAAACTTAAATTTCAAACATATCCCCCCACAGTTATCAAGAAGTTTGCTACAGGCAAAGGTAATTCTAATAAAGAAAAAATGTATGAAGCCTTTGTCGATGAACTTCTTACCCCCACAGATCTAAAAGAACAATTAACTCCTAAAGCAAAGAAAATAATCAATCCTATTAGTGATATAGTGGATTCTTATTTCATAGCAAAAGCGGGAGCTGAAGGTTTAATATGACCGATAAAGAAAGAAAAAGAATTGCCAATCGGAAATATTACGAAAAGAACAAAGATCGTCTTGCCGAGAAATGGAAACATGATGACAAACGAAAAGAGTATCTAAAAGAGTATTATGTAAGGAATAAAGATACTATTCTAAAAAGAGCAAAAGATTGGAATGAACGTAACAAAGAAGCAAGGAAATTAATTACAGAAAGAGATAAAAGAAATAAATTAAAAACTCTTTGGGAAATTGAAAAACGTGAAAGGTTATAATGGAATGGAACTCAAAAGAATTTTTCCCTACTTTATTTTATGAATTTAATTTTAGTGAAGAGGAAATTCAACCTTTACTAGATGAAATGGAGGAAAAGAAAAAGATAATAAAATACAAGTATATTCATGAATATGCAGTAGATCGTGAAGATAGAGTAATAGACTATTGGACAGATCACGCAGGACCCTGTATTATTGATGGATTTGAAAATATAATTAGACCCGCCATTGAAAACGTATTTCATCCACATATAAAAGTTCACATGATAGCATATTGGACTGCAATATATGCTGAACAAGGTTATCATGCAACACATCAACATGTGGCACACCCCTGGGAATCCATTGGACCGAATATGTCTTCAGTCTTTTACTTATCAGATATTGGAGTAACACAATTTTATAATCCTGATCAAAATAGCAATGATCCTGACATTTTTATGCAATCTAAAATAGGAAAATTAGTAATGTTTCCGGCTCACATTTTACATAGAGCGCCCCCACATATGAATCCTGATGAAGAAAGAATAATAATGTCAGCTAATTGGAGAGTGTCGGAAGCATATATGGGAGGATATTGGAAGGCAAGAGATTTGGTAGTTCCTTTAAATGCACAACATAAAGAATTTAGAACTAAGGAAAAGCCTTTTACATAATAAATATCAATGAATGTAAAAAAGTTTAAAGAACTTATTGAAACAACAGAATTTGTTGGAAGTACAGATGATTATCTCATCCACAAATTTACAGATGGTGGAAACTATTTAATTATAGATATCTATGGAGACTTTCTAATATTAGAGAGAGATAAAATAGAAAGTGTATTTACAAAAATTTGGGATGACCTTTACGGGCCAATAACGGAGGAAGTTCCACACATACTAAATTAAAGGGGGAATACGTGGGGTGGAAACATGAATATACATGGGAGACATTGTTTCATTTCATTTGTGGAGAATGTAAGAACTGGTGGAGTTACGCGGGAATTATAGAGAAAAAAATAAATGGTAGACCAACATCAATGACTTGTCCACATTGTGGATATAAAACAGATATTAAAATGAAAGAGGGGTTTAAACATAATGGCTAAAAAAGCAAGAGGATGGTCGGCTGTTGAATATAAAAAAAAGAATACCAGCAAGAAGAGAACTAGTATAGGAAGATCTACAAGTTCCAGACCAAAAAACAAATATAAGAAAAAGGGATGGAAGAAATATCGTGGTCAAGGATGAAGATGGAAAATATCATTATATACCACCAGATTCTTTTGAAATAGTAACAACATTAATACGTAAATATAAAGATGAAAACGGAATGGGATGGACTCAATACACAGTAAAAATAAAATCAAAAAAGAAATAATAATTCTGAATTTAGTTTGTCTTAATTTAATCCAAATAATATTATGTGTTACTATATTCTTATTGATGACTTCTTGTGCTGTAGAACCTGAAGACTGGACCAAAGTTAAGCCTCCCCCACAGACACTAGGATTAGAACGGGCAGGATTTTTCAATATTGGTGATTCATTATATTCTCAACATTGTGATCCTAAAGGTAATCAAATTTGGATGAGATGGGATGAAAATAAAGAATTGTGGAAAAAAGTAAAATATAATACTTTAGGATGTAGAGATGGCGAAAGTGCAACAGGACCAGACTCCTCCTGAAGAAGGTGGTGTAGTAGAAAAACCAAGAAAAGGTGCTACGGGTCGTGGACTTAAGAGGGTAAGAGAACCAAGTAAGCCCAGTAAGTTTGCCGTTGTATTACATAATGATAATTATACACCTATGGAATTCGTAGTGTTTGTCCTACAAGAAATTTTTGGTCATCCATTTGAACGGGCTGAAAGAATCATGTTAGCCGTACATACAGATGGAATGGGAGTTGCAGGAATATATCACTTTGAAATTGCAGAACAAAAAGCATACGATACAGTAGAAGAAGCACAACAAAATCAATATCCATTAAAAGTCACCATTGAGGAGATAGCATGAGTTGGATTAAAAAAGTACTTAACATATTTAAATCTAAAGAAAAGGATGATGTTCTAAAAGAAAAAACTGTGGAACGGAAGCCCAAAGAAATTAAAGTAGGAAAGAAAAAGAAAACCAAAGAAAAAAAGACTACTAAACCAAGAAAGAAATCAGGAATGAATTTTACATAGTAGTCAGAAAGGACAAATGCCAAACGTGGTTCACAAACACATGGTTATGAGAGCAGAAGTGAATCATCCATTAATAACTCCAAAAGAAACTAAAAAATGGCTACGCGATTTGGTAAAGAAGATAGACATGAAGATCTTAGGTGGTCCATATTCATCTTATGTGACCAAAGAAGGTAATCGTGGTGTAACTGGAATGGTGATGATTGAAACATCACATATAGCAATACACATTTGGGATGAAGAAAGACCCGCCTTAGTACAATGTGATGTTTATTCTTGTGCAGATTTTGGACATGTTGAAGTTATACAATCATTGGGGCCGATGGATCCCGTTAAAATTAATTATTTACTACTTGACAGAGAAGAAAATATGAAGTGGAGTGGTTCATGGCAATGGTGATATGATGGATGATAAAATGAGAGCTGAATTACGTGAAGCAATGAACATTCAGTTTCGTTATAAACTTTACAGAGATCCTGTGTTTCCCTTCCTACCATCTCTAGGTGTAGATCACATTATACAAGGATTCGAAAATAAAGAGGAAGACGAATTTGTTGGAGTACTTCACCTATGGTATGAAAACACTTCTGGAGAACCATCTTACCACACTAAAGATAAACATTTTGTAGCAGGGATTTGGAAACATGAATGGTATGATCAACCGATAGATGCATACCATTTAGCAAGATACATACAATACAAAAGACCTTATGATGAAGATAAAATAGTACAAGTTATATTAAAACATGCACAAAAGGTGGCCGCAAAAAAGGTAGAGAAAATAATCAAAGAGAATATAGAAGAAGAAATTGATGATGAACTCTTGAATTAATAAACACTTGACAAAACCCCCCTAATATAGTATAATAGTAATAAATAATCCTGAAACATCAACTTCAAAGATAAGGATGATTTTGGGAAACGATAGTACGACTAAATGGTTTATATTTTTGTCAGCAATAGCTGCTGGCTTAATTTTTGGTCAAGTATTGGCCGTTTATACATTATGAGGAAAATATGGCAAGTATAACAGAGATCCGAGCAATGGGATCGATATTAGAAAGAAAGAGTAGAGGTAGAATTTGGAATAATGATGCTTCCTCTAGTCAACAGAAGAAAAAGAAACACAAGAAGTCAAAAGAACATTATCGCAAGGATTGGGATAAAGATCTTTGGGATTGATATCTCAGAAAGGGGGGTTTTTTGAGAGGAAAACTTTTCGGACATTGGATGCAGATGGAATGGATCGCTTTAATGTGTTTCTTCTATTTGTTGGCTTATTTAATATTTTGGTAATCTTTTTATTTTCAATTACCTTACTTCTTTTAATTTGACCGGTGTTACACCCGTATTTATACAATTGCGTTTTTAAGAATGAAGTATCTAATTATATTAACATTAGTAATTACTGGATGTGTAGGATATTTTAAACTGCCTGATGACTGGGAGTGGAGTGATCCTTTAAGACAAAATGTTAAATGTGGTAAAGATGAACATTGTTTAGATTTGACAGAGAGAATGGGCGGATTTGAAGGAACAATCTTCAAGGAATTAGAGCCTATAAAGGGATGGAGACAAATAGGATGTATTCACTCTAAGCAATTAGATCCTACAACAGTAATTGAACAAATGTACTGTGAGTATTGTAATAAGGAAGATCATCAAATGTGGATGATATATGATTATGGAGATGAAACGTGGACTATGAGTGATCAAGAATGGCTTAATATATGTGGAACTCCACATCCAGCATTTAACAAAGAAATTAATAGATGATTGAAGCTATAGTATGGTTTCTACCATGGCTTACAGAAGCATGGTTGTGGGAGAACTCAGTAAAAATTGCAATAGTAGGTACATTAATATTTCTGAAACCTCGTAACTGGTGTGTTGATTATGATTCACAAGGTTACGATACTTTATTTTATTGTTTGTAATATGAATATTATTATAGTAGGTGGTGGTACTGCAGGATGGATGACAGCAACCACACTATTAAGTGAATTTCCTAACAAAAAAATTACACTTGTAGAATCCCCAAATATTTCTAATATAGGTGTGGGAGAAAGTACTGTTGCGGGTGGTCAAAGTGGTTTTCAAGGTATTGCTAATTGGTTAAATTTGGTAGGAATTAATGATCTTGATTTTATGCCACATTGTGATTCTATCTACAAATTAAGTATAGCATTTAAAGATTGGTATCGTAAAGATTCGGGGACATTTCATTATCCTTTTGGTCAGCCAAGATTTCTACCTAATATTGGATTGGATGATTGGTATTTTAAAAAAATATTTTTCCCCCAAGCTTCCCCCACAA